ATTTTTAGTTCTCCGTATGTTAATATATGCGATTCGTTATCTTATACTGATGCTAACACAATAATAATCAATTGTCAACCCCCTTATCGTATAATATCAATCTTATTCATAGTATCTTTATTCCAGACCTCAAGTTCCTTACGGAGCCTTCCATCTACAATTAAGTTATTATATCGTTTAATAGCTTTTTTCTTCCACCAATTAACGATATTCTCCATCTCAAATTTATCATACTGATCACCCTTTATCAAGGTATCGGTTTTACCAAGCAGAACATCCTTTGCATTGGAATATCCATATGTACTCATGAAGAAACGTTTTTTGGTTGTGACATCACTCGCCTTAGCAATAGCATCACAAAAGATTTTATACCCTTTAGCATCATACTCTTTCAAACTATTTTTAATAATAGATACAAACTTAGTCTGCATCTTTAATTTTCTGCTTGCTGTAGGTATTCCCTTATCTGTCTTAACTGGAACTAACTCTTCACCACCATTTCTTTCAGTAAACCAATCTTTCAGCTCTGGATAGATTTCTTCCCCCAATGTCAATAGAAATTTAGATTCCGTCATACCTTGGAATCTCAAATATGGCCGCATACCGTCATACATCGAAGCTCCACCATTTGCAGTTTTCAGATTTCCATATAAAGATGTGGTTTCGAATAAACAAAACTCATTATTATACTTCTCATTTAACATTCTACGAGTGTCGTGTGAACAGCAGATGGCAGCAAGTAATTTACCACCAAGACAATTAAATCCAAATGGTTGTGCGGGTACAATATTAAAACCCATGATTGCACGATGATTGAATATATCTAAATCTGGCACACCACCAAGGAAATCATTACGAGGTTTACTATTAATCAGTGGACTACCATATCGAATGAAACCTACAATAGTGTTCGTACTCTTTTCTTTAACTACAAGCTTCAATGCCTTGCCTGGATTTTCATCAGGAGAAAATGAAGCAGTCTTCTCAATTAAAGTGTCAAACACTTCGCCTGGAACTTTTACAACTTCGAAATCCATATCTTCTGGATGCATATTATAATCTTGAAACAATTCATCTTCAATACTCATACCTGGCAGACCAGCTGGCATATCCTTTACTCGTTCAATCTTTCTTGCACGAAAATAATCATCGATACGATTGAAATCTTTAAAGTAGTTCATTACTTTATGAGCAACATAAAAGGTATCTTGTTTTTCTAAAATCATTAAAAGAAATCCTCTAGTGTAGATTGGGCGCCGTAACTTATTAACCAGTTAATCTTTTCAGTGATCACCTTGAGTGGCTCAATGAATGATTTCTCATACTGCATATCATAGTCTATCTTATTAGAAATATCAAGTTCCTTTGGTACTTCTGTCATAAAAGAAAATGCAGAGGAGGAATAGATATTTGGCTGCCTCATATGAAGGAAACGTATCTTGTCTCCGTTTTGTATTAATTGGTATTTGTTTTCTAGTTTCTTCTTTTTGATCAGATGATTGTATAGGATTGCTCCTTTACAGTGGATGGGAGCTCCCTTTGCAAATAGAGTACTCTCACCAGAAAACTTTTCTAGTCCATTGACTGACCTTGGATATGCAATATCTTCTGGTGGTAGATTCATAAATTCGTCCCTAAACTCTTTTATGAAAGTATTTAGCATTTTCTCATCACCCGACATTATAATCTTTAGTGCTTCCTTGATCTTCTCTCTACAAGGAGCAGGAGTAGATGACTTGACTGCTTCAATACCCATAATCTTTAAGTGAGGTTCCTTATATCGAACACCTTCCATATCATGAACATTGAGGATATATCGTTTCTTTGCAGTCCAAATCCCCTTGTCAGCAATTGCTTCTCTGGCCATAAACATCTTTTGATCGTATGCATTTACAGTTTTAGCAAGAGCTTGATAAGATTTGTCAATAAAAGGTTCCAACTTCTCTTTTGCAACCTTATCCAAGAAGGTGACGATTTTGCTAGTCTCAGCTCCTTCTTTGAAGACACTATTAACCAGTGAGTCAAAAGTGATGTAAACTGAATCAGTATCACTTGCAATAACGTAATCCACGTGCTTGGTTTCCAAGATTTTGTTAAGATAAATGTTGAGACTTTTTTCAATCCAACGTATAGATAATTGCCCAGAAGTCGTAATTGCAGTAGCAACCAACAAATCAAAATACCTAAACCAATTATTGCCAATTGCACCATAAGCGGAATTAAGAGAAATCTTCTTTGCCATTTGGATGTTATCGTATCTTGATATTTTCTTGAGTATTGAGGAGTCATTAGTGTCCTCATACTGTTGTTTAGCTTCGAGCATAAGTTTTTTATATTTAACACGGTCATTATACATATTCTCCATTAATTCTGGCAAAAACCCTCTAACGTCTTTACGAAAAAACGCACCATTAGGAGTCATACAATACTCTGTATCATTTTTAATCTTACCATCTAATATCTTATCAACCATACCCTCAACCATATCAGTACCACCATTCACCAATGTCTCAGGCGAAATGTTATACTGCATTATAAGGTGAGGATATAGCGAGTTCAAGTCAAAAGACATAACCCATTTGTGCATACCAACTTGTGGGTCTTTTACATATGCACCTTCAAACTTTTCTGGTTTTTCAGATTTTGTTTTTTGTGGAATTACTATATTCTTACTACGCAAATAATTGTAGATAAGAATATCCCAATACTTAACAGAACCAAGCACATCCATATAATTTACTTTTGCATCATAAGCCATTGTAAGACAAAGTTCAATAAGCTTCATCTTATCTTCTAACCTATCAACTAACTCAACATCCATAATATTGTATTCTAGAAATGACTGATAATCTTTAGTATACCAATCTTTAAACGTATCAAATGGATTACCATCTTTACGTTCACCTAGTTCTACAAAAGCAATGTGATCTAGACGATATGATTCTTGATTTGTATATGTAAACTTACGATACAGATCGAAATAATCTAAGTGTGCAATACCCTGTATATCGTATAGTTGATGTTTACGTCCCATCTTAAACAGTTCTCTGGATTGAACACTACGCCAAGGCGATAGTCTCTTAACTTCATCTTCACCAAACAATTTGTGAATACGATTACACAAATAAGGAATATCAAAAAACTCTGTATTCCATCCTGTAATTATATCTGGTTGATTGTTTTCCCAAAAAGCAAGAAACTCTTTTAACAGATGTATTTCACTTTCACACTGGACATATCTTACGTCTTCACGATCATTACGAAACTCACCAATACCCCAAACAACAAACTCTTTACTTTGATGATTCTTTACAGTAATAGAAAGAAATGGTTCTGCAGCTTCTTTTGGATTAGGAAAACCATTTTCACATTGAACCTCAATATCAATTGTAAAAATTAATATCTTATCAATATCGTATTGAACTGCTTTAGGATATTCGTCAGCAATATAACTATAAGGAAACATGGAATTACCATGAATCAAATTAGATTGACTTTTGTACTGTTCAACCCATGCTTTAGCTTCTTTGATTGTGTTATGTTTAATAGGTGTTACATATTTACCATCAAGAGTTTTCCACTCTGTAGGTTTTGCAACAGGTGCGTAAAGAGTTGGTGAATACTTAATCCTACGATTAATCCGTTCACCATTTCTAATTTCTCTCAATAAAAGAAAGTTGCCCCATTGGACAATATTTGTATAGAAGTTCATAATATAAATATAACACGATTCTGTTTAAATGTCAAGTAATTTAATCCGTAAAATTAATAAAATCCGTTTTTATCGACTTTGCCAAAGTTAAGATCAAGTTGTGAATCATCGTTCTCTTGCAACAGTTCTTTAGCTTGTGCAGTAGGTTCAAAATGTTTATTCAACATTTCTATACGATCTTCTGCCATCGCCATCTTATCAAGTTCTTCTTGAATTGCTTCTACAATGTCACTATGTTCACCAATACCGACACTCTGATTCATATAAACCATAATGTTTGTCTTAGCTCTTTCTAGTTCACCTTCGGCATGCATTCTTGCTGCCTTCACTAATTGTGTACTCATATTCATTTAATTTTTTCCTCTATATTTACCACTACTGCAGGATTCCACTTTTCAGCTTCTACTTTTGCTTCTTTTTCTGTATTAAAAACTCTTGGGTTTCCATTTGTACGCCATGAACCCTCATCTGTTTTACAAATATATTCATAACCTTCCATTGGAAATGGTTCAAACATCACTGCGTATTTCATTATATATCCTTCTTCGTTGTCACTAAAAACTTTCTTTGTGGATTTATCATCACATTAAGTTTATTCATT